ACCACCACTAGTTATAGCAATTCCAGGAGCTGCTGTATAACCAAATCCAGCATTTGTTAATAAAATTTCTTTTATTGATTGGGATCCATTTACTGAAGTTGTAATTGCCACAGCAGTTGCACGAACTCCACCTAATGGTGGGGGATCAAAAGTTATGATTGGTGGAGAACTATAGTTGTAACCATCGTTAGTAATATAAATTTGACCAACAACACCCGTTCCAACCCCAGCAGACGCTATAGCTGTTGTTCCAAATCCAACTAGTGTTAATGTTGTAATATAACCAGTTTCTTTAATTGCATCTTGAATATCTTCAATACCAGTATCAATCTTTTCATCTTCATATTCAAATAGCTCACACTTTAACTCATAAACATAATTTTTACCTAGTTGATAAAAAGGATTTTCAAATTCAACTCTTTTAATTTCAAACAATCTCTCACCAAGAGGAAAATAAATCAAATCTCCTTCTCTTGGTCTCGATGCTAGTAGTAAGTTTGCACCTTCATCTACATTAGGATCAGAATTTTCTGCCTCAAGAATAGTTTGTAAAAATGGACTTATAAATTCTTCAAATCTCTCTCTTGAAATTGTTAAGGTTATTTCATTTGTGAGTTTAAGACCAAATTTAGTCATAATATCATATGACTGCCCATATCCTTCATAATTATTTAAATATGCTTCGATTAAAAAATTATCATCAAATTTTGACGTATTAACCTCCCTAATGATGTTATCAACATCAATATACTTTCTAGGAATATAGTAAACTTCAATCCCAAACATCCTTAGATGTTCATTGATAAGGTCTTGAACTAAATTTTGTTCTCCAGGAGATCCTTGAAGAAAAAAAGGATTAAGTGCCATTATCCAATAAAATCGTAAGGTGGAAGTTCATAATCCATTGACATTCTTTGCTGAATGTTTGCTATTTCCTTCTCAGCATCTTCATATATTTCTCTACCATTCAATTCTATTCCACCTGGTAACTTAACACCTCTAAACTTAATTAAATTCTGTCCCCATTGTCTCTTCATAAGAGCAGTAAGATATCTTTTTAAGAAACTATCATTATAAACTTTTGTATAATCATTTGGATCTAAAATTCTATAGCAATCTATAATCATAAAGTTGCCTGCTGTTTGAGCACCCCATTCAAGATCCAAATATAACCTATTTTGTCTTTTATTAAATCTTATTTGCTTATCTGTTGTAAGTAAAAAGTCAATATCTTCTAGGTATCTCTTAACCATAGAATACTGTAGTAGTTCTACAGAGTTAAAATAATATAAGTCATTTAAAAACAATTGATATTTGATACTAAACATACCACCAGATATTGAACTAGTATCAAATTTAAAAACTCTTTCTATTCCAATAACAGAATCGGGAACCTGAATATAATTTGATGTTTCATAAAAATTAAACGCAGTCGATCCATATCCAGTAATGTTTGAAGTTCCTGTTGTAGTAACAATTCCTACACCATTTGTTCCTTTTGCAGAACCTCTATCAACATCACTTTGAGTAATTTTATATTTTAAATACATCCTTTCAATTCCGTCAAAATGACGTTCATGAAAATATTGTAAAGCATCGTCAACTAAATCATCAATTTGATCGTCATCAATATTAATCTCTAATACTGGAGCACCTAGTCTTCTAAGGCAATAGTCTATTAATTCTTGTCTGCTTGCTGGTTTTGCCATTTAATACTGTCCTCCATCTATCTCAAGAATAAGATCCCCGTTTAAAACTAAATCATCAACAATAAGTGTATCTAATGATAAAGTTTTTTGTGTGACAAATTTTTGTGTAGCTGCGTTGTATACCGCAATAACACCATCACGCAAATCAGTAGGATCAACATCAAATAATTTTACGAAAAGAGTTGGAACTGCTCCATTGGCTAAAACTTTAATGGCGGGTTGGGCACCTACTCTTACTTTAATATTTGACATTAGCGAGTTACTCCTGCTCTAACTAAGGCCATTCCTTCTACAGCCTTCACCCGATCATTAATAGAATTCAATCCACCAGCTTGAATTAATACATCATAAACATACCTACCAGGTTTTAATGCAGATGTTTGAGCATCTGTTAAAGTTATTGAAATGACACCATCTGAAGGTATGGGAATAGATGATGCAAAAGATACATAACTAGAACTAGAATATGTTTTTCTCAATTGGGCAGTAATTCCATATCCGACCAAATTCTTTGCGTCATTGGTCGCAGTGTCTTCAAGTTCAAAATTAATCGCAAAATCACATCCCTGTTCAATAACAATATTTGATACATATACTGCCATTTTTCAAGTATAATCTTTACCAACTATTTATAATCAGACCTTTGGTAGAGATGCAAGTACCTCTTGTTGCTTTAAATACAATTTACAATAAAGTTTAGCAAAAGATCTAAGTTCTTCAACGTTCAATTTTTCTATTGTCCTTGCGTGTTTTTCATATTCAAATAATTTATTAATAGTCTCTAGTTCAATTTCTTCTGGATTCATTGATCAGTTCCTTTAAGAGTGCCTTTAGTTCATCAACCTCATTCTTTAAATGCTCCATCTCCTGTTTTTGATTTTGTCTATTTAGGACTGAGTTTACATATTGAGAATATGCATTTTCATCACAATTTATTATAGCACCAGTTTTTGAATCTCTAAAAAGATTTGGGTGCCCCTCAACAGGTATCATCATAACTTATCTAATAGCAATTGTTCGTAAATCTTTAATTAATACTGGTTTTGATTGATCAGTTGATGACATAACAATTTTAATCGTAAATCCAACAAACTGATCTAGATTTTCAGCAGTGAATTGATACTCCGAGAACGACTCATCAGTATTTGCTGCGACAAAACTGTCCGCTCTTCCACTATTCTTCGCTGGATTAATCAATATATCTCCAAAACCATCACCATTTATATCAACTAAATTATCATATCCTGGGAACAGTTCAAATGGTTGAGATACTCCATTTGAATCTGGACGAATTAAACTGTAAAGAACTCTAAAGTCTGCTTCTGCTGGTCTATTTGCACCAACAATAACTTTCAATGAAGTTGCCGCATTTTTTAGTAAAATTGTATTTGAAATATAAATGGCAGAATGTGGATCATCAGAGATTGTCTTTACAAGATTGTTTCCACTATAGTCTGTAATTGGTCTATTAATTCTATTAGTGCGGAATTCAGTTAGTGTCCCATCAAGGAATACTTGTGGAGAAAGATTTGGATTTCCTGTGGATAATGTAAGTGTTGTTGTAAATGACTTGCTTCTTGGCAAGTTGCTCATATATGCTTGTTCGTTAACTTTTGAGCATACAATTCTAGTTGAAGATAGTTTGTTTGGTTTGTTAATTTCAACCGTTTCAAATCCTTGATCGACAAACGAAACTTCACTTCCATTTACACTCGTCCCACTGACTGTTCTAATAGCAGCATCTACTTTAGTTGAAGATCCAGGATTTAAAATTGTAAAGTTTGGAGTTACTGTATCATATTGAATGTTCTCCGATGCAAGAACATCTGTTCCTCCTAATAATTCTTCGTCTTGGAACTCCAGTTGTGGGAAACCAGCAGGACTATTATCAACAGATCTATTTACCCCATTTGAGGATCTATCAATTTCAAGATAATACTTATCAATTTCAATTCCATAGTCACTAATATCATGAGTTGTATTAATTCTTCTTAGAGAAATTCCATTTAGTTCATACTTATAAACCAAAGCACCTACAGAATAAGAATCGGCTAAAGTTGAATCTATTCCACGAGTTACTGTCTGAAGAACTCCACTTCCCACAGATTCATACTTAATAATTTCATTTTCAATTTTTGCATAACCTGGATTCGTGCCACTGACTGGCATACCTTCGAATAATACAAAGTTTGTAGTATTTGCTACTCCAATAGAAAGAGTCGTTGCAGAAACTGTTATCGAGTTCTGTAGTGGTGCAGGAGGTGTATTAGTTACAACATTACTAATGGCAACTTTATTATTTTTTGCATACATTCCATGATTATAATGATTGACCTGCAAGAAGTTTCCAGAATTTTGATCAGTCTGAGCAGTTGAATCTGTAATTGTATTTGAAGATAATGTTGTTGCAACATTTGAGTTATCATAATAAATTGGATTAGCACCTACAGTAAACGATTGACCCTGAACATTTGTTAGATATAAGGTATCAATACCTGTTGTAATACCAGTGATTGTAAGTTGGGCATCTCTTCCGACGCTTCCAGACGTTGAGGTAACAATACCAACAACGTCACCCTGAGTATATCCATTACCTCTTATTACAGGTGATACTGAGTAAATAATACCGTTGATGGCGGTAATATTTACTGTTAGTCCAGAACCTTGTCCAGTTATAGGATATGTGCTTACATTAGATTGTGTTGTGTAGTTAGTTCCACCCGTGGTAATACCCACGGAGTATACTGAACATCCAGTTCCAACAATGTAACCATAATTATAAGTTTTAGAGGATTCACTAACTTTTCTTCCAGTTGTTAAAATACCTATTGTTGCAGTATTTGTAACTGTTGTAATACCAACTTTAAGTTTTCTTGGATAAGTCCTTACGGGATTTGCATTAAGTTTTTGAATGTATCCATTACTTTCATTGAGTGTTGGATTATAGAAGTAAACAGTTGATGGGGTAGTTACAAACTTTGCTTTGTAGAGTTTAAATTTAAGGTCTTGATATTGATTTGCAGTCCAAATAGATCCGTTTTGTGATTTAAATAGACTTCCAGTAGCAAACTGAGTGCTGTAAATAACATTATCTACACCATTATTACCTACAGTCTTTTTGCCCATTTCTGCTATCCACATTTCATATCCAACACTTTGTGGAGAAAGAATAACAATTGCATATTCTCTTCCAGGTGGCAGATAAATTGGATAATCAAATGTTACGTGTGTAGCAGCAGAAGCATCATTTGAAATATTAATCTCTGATGGTTTTAGAACTTTTGGTTGACCTATGACTGTCCTTGTGGGTGTTCCCAGTTCCATAGTTCTAACTTCAACCGTAACTGGTGCATTATCTGGATCCTTAGTTGCAAAGAATAAATCAACAGCGGTTAAATATGCACCTTCTCTATCTTCATCACCAACAGTAGGTGATGGAGACGACTCAATATTTCCACCAACAGTAAAGGACTGTGCGAGTGGATCATAGAATTGAGTTATAAATGTTGTATTGGTTGTTAAGAATGTGTTGACAATACCTGTAGAAGTATAATTTGCTTCTGCAGATGAGATTGCAGTAGATCCAGGTAATCCTGGACTGTTTGTTGAACTAGAAGTAACTTTATATGTTTTTGTTCCAATTAAAAATCTAGATTGAGGTGGTGGGGAAGCAAGAGGATTTCTTAAGAAAAATGCCCCGATCAAATCTCCAAAGTTATCACTAACCAATCTCAAATCTTTTACATAAGCTACAGCACCACTCGTCTGCCCCACTAACTTCATACCAACAACTAAGTATCCACTGTAAAATCCTTGAGCTTCTTCTGCAAGTGCAAAAGTATCAATATTAAGAATTTTTGATGATGAACTATATGTTGGTAGAATAGTTTCTGTAGAACTTGAATATGGGTTTATTGTAAAGGTAGTAGTTGGGTTATTATATGAACCCGATTTATGATTTCCAGAACATACTCTGGCTCTAAACAAATTACTTCCACCATAATATCCAATTACCGTTTCCCCAACACTAAATCCAGTAGATGCACCATAATTTTGAAGTGTTGTATCATTTGCAATTTCAATTAACTTTGGTATAAAATCAACACCACTGCTTCCATCAAAGAATTGATAATAACGAGTGCGAGGACGTAGATTTTGAATATTGAACTCTGTATTTCTTGACCTCATATAGGTTTCAGTTTGAGTTCCTATAAATTCTCTTACACTAGATCTACCAGTAACTACTGTTGAACCTGCTCTTCTTGGGTTAGCAACCCTAGAAGTTACGGTAAAACTTTGAGAAAGGTTGATCGTTCTCACCCAAGTATCAATTGACGGAGTTAACTTAACAGTTCCAGTATAAGAAACCACATGGAATGGGTTTACATTTTCTACCTGAGTTGCTAGTGGTTGTTTAATCCATTCAACTTCAGTGTATTTTAAACTTATTCTATTTGAAGTTTTTACTGTATTTGAATCAATCAGATTAAAATTAACAGATAAATCTAATGATGTGTCAGAAATACTATCTGCTGATGCAATTTGATTTTTTAAACTATTTGATGCTACTACTGGCCTTAAGACTCTTTCTTCAGGATCTACAGTTATCTCCGATTCTGAAGAAATTAAATCATTATTTTTAAATGAATCGACAAAGAAACCAGTCTTAAATCTATTAAACCCATCTGCATCTTGAACTTGTAATGATTTTGTATCAACCTCAAGCAGTGACAACGAAGTAACAGATTCTAATGTAGAAACTCTATCTTCTATTTTTCCAATATCACGCATAGTATAACGCTTATTATCTTGATATGTAATCGTTACACCTTTAGTCCCATACAAATATGCTGGTAATGTTATCGTAGCAATATCCATAGTCTCATCTGGACTAATTGGAATTTTGGGAATATCGGAAGAAACTCCTTTAGTCAAAATAAAATTACCAAGTTTATCCAAAGATAATCTATCAATTCTTGGTAGATAATAAGAATATCCTACGATTGAAGTTTCATCTGGTGTTACAATAAACTTAGGTGATGTCGTTCCAAATGCAGAGGTTCTCTGACTGAAATCAAATGGAGATGCATTTGTTGTTGTTAGAGGAGATGGTTGTGGTCTAAAATCTAAAACATCTGATGCCCTAACATTTTGATTAATATTAGGAACTTCATTCTCGTATCTTTCTGGAGGATAACTTGCTACAGTAAATACATCTCCATTATCTCCAGATGGAACTGAGAAATAATCAAATACTACTAATAAAGGTCTAGATGGTTCTGCTGCTGCAGAATTTCTAAGCAATCTTGAATAATCATAGTATTGTTCTCTTTGACCCTTATCAAGAGTAAAATTAGTTGTAATATCTTTATATTTTCCTAAAGTAATTGATTGTAGTGGAGTAATAATATTAGATTCTAAGAAAGTAACAGTTTCACCAGCAACAAATCTTAGATCATTTAAATATGCAACGGACAAAGTATTTGATGATGGTTTACTTACGATTCTAGCAACTGCTTTACTTGTAGAACCAACAATATTTTCGCCAATAATAGCAGCAGTATCAACACTTGCTGTTGCACTAAAAACAAATCTATCTAAAACTGGTGCCGAAGTTTCTAGTGATTCATAGACTCCAATAATTTTTGCAACATCGGCATAATATAGACAAATTTCTTCATCTTGAACACGAAGTCCATAGAACTGATTGTATGTTAGTCCATCAACAATAGATGAACTTATTCCACTACCAGATTGTGGATATTTTGACAGATTAATGTTTAAAGTTTGAGATCTATTATATACTTTTACTTTGTTTCTAATAGTTTGTTTTAATAGACCAACATTAACAACTACGTTTGTTTGGTTAGCTAACAATCCAGTGATAGTTACAGTATTTCCTGATAAAGTAAATTTATCAGCAGTTAAAGGTGCGATTGTTCCATCAGAATAGTGGACAGAATATCTTTCCTCATCAAATCCTTGGAAGAAAGAACTTGTTATTCCAGAACTAACGCTTGCTAAATTAAATGTCAAAACTCCAGATGCATTAGTACTCTGACCCGTAATTTGATCAGTTATCGCTAAATTTGATGTTGTTAAATTAACCTCAGCAATATTTTGATTATCTAATGGTTGATATAAAGATCCACCATTAGCATTTCTAATTTGAGATACACCTAGTGAAAAATTAGTCTGAGTCGTTGAAGTTGGAAGAGTGCCATCGCATATACCATTAATTGATGGTATTGCAGCAAGTGTCATATTAATTCCAGACTGACCTACTGAAACAACTCTATTATATGTTTCTGTTGAAAAACCTGTTTTTTGATATCTGACTATTGAATCTGTCTTGATCCCAGTAAAGAATCTTCCAGGACAAGTAACATTTCCAGAGGTATCAATGCTAATTTTATCTAATGCAGTAAATCCAGGTGCTGGAATTTTATCTAAGAAAGCATCAGCAGTAAATGCAACTGGGAACCCAGTTGAGGTTGCTTGATATAATGATCTTATATCTTGAGCAGCATATACTTTTATTTTAGAAATTGATCTTGGGTAAAGAGTGATATCATTAATGCTAATAGTTTCGCCAACAATGAAATTACCAGATGTCTGACGCAAGGAAATTACACTTGAGTTTCCTCCAGCATTCACTGCATATCCACGAGCACCGCTACTTCTACCCTTAATCAAAGAAGTAGCTGGTAATTCTGAGCTAGATAATGGTTGATTTAATGTTATCTCAGTATAAGTTTGGATATCATAAAGATATAAATCCCAATTTGTTGCTGTTCCAATATATGCTGCATCCGTTAAATTGCAGATATAAATTCTAGCATCTCCAATTTTAGTTCCAGTTCCTGCGGATGTTGAATTTTTTCTTTGATTATAAAGTTCAACTGCACCTCTATTTCTTGGAGCACCTCCAACATTATTAATTCTCAGGTTATTTCCCATTGCAAACGAAAGATTTGTTGCTGGCACCCCAGCAGTATCTCTAGGTTTATTGACATCAATGATTGTTGTTGATACCTTATCAATATCATATCCCCTTACATATGCCTTTCCAGGAGATACTTTCACACACATTAAATTATCTGCTGGAGTATTCCCCTGTTCTGTTTTTTCTCCAGAGAAGTATATTCCATCATTTCCAACCCTATTATTTAAAGAATTGTGAATAGATGCTTTAAAGTCCCTTACAGAATAATCACCAGATTCGTCATATGTTCTTTGTGCCAGATAATCTCTTATAATATTGTAACTAGTTTTGGATTGAATTTTTTTAATCGCACCATTTTCAACCCTTAGTAACTCAACAAAATCAGTATCATTAATATCATCAAGATCTTTTTTGGTTAGAATAAGTTCTATCTTTAATCTATCTGCACCTGGAGCGGCATAGTTTGAAAAACCTTTAGCATTATCATATAATGAAGAATCATCTTTTGCAGAAATAATCTGTTCAAAAATTCTTAATCCAACCCTATATGATGGTGTATTTCCATACTCATCAAGAATTATTGTTTGTTGAGAAACTCTAGCAAAAAATCCTCTTATAAAATAAATTCCATTTCCTATTGAAGCTGCAGATCCAATAGAATTAGCATCTGAAGAGATTAATGATGCAATGGCTGTCCCAGCATTGATCGTTGTAGTTCCATATGTAATATTTTCACTGCACTCTAATAATTCTCCATCTGAGAATGTGCTAACTTTAAAATTATTATCAGAACTTGTGTATTTGACGTATATTGTTGTATATTCAACATTAGTTGTTGAACCTGGATATAAAATATATTGAACAGTTGCACTTACACCAGATGTCTGCCCAATAATTTTTTTACCAATTAATTTATCAAGATAAAGAGAAATTTCAGTTCCGTAAATTGATGAATTTAATTTTACCGCATAAAACTCCCCATCATAAACTATATTTCCTGGAATTACTACTGATCCATCTTTAAAAAGATTACTTCCAAAATTCTCAAGTTGATTTTGCAGTATTGATTGTAAAGTTGTCAGTTCTCTAGCTTGAACTGGTCTTCCTGGATTAAATAAAACCTTATAAAAATCTTTTAGAGAATCAAAATCGTCATAATATGGACTAACATTGAGATTGGTTTTTTGGGCCATTTTTTAAAATTCCAGGATAATTTTAATGTCTTCTTTTTGTCTGGAGTTTCTTGTTACCAAAGGTCTATTATCAATATAGATAACATCTCCCGATGATTTATTTATCTCTGGATTTGCAAGTCCTGATGTAAAATTGACTCCAAGATTAACAATTTTACCCGTATTGAGAGAAGTAGTAATACCAGAAAATGTCGTTTGGACATTTCCAGAAAAACCACTACTATTACTACTGGTAATTAACTGACCAGTCGCTTCAAAACTAAGAACTTTTGCTGTGCTACTGACTTCTTTAAAATCTGTTTGATCTTGTTTAGATGGATTAAAGTATAAAGATCTATCTTGATAATATTTTAAAACACTGGTCTCTGAATCATAAGAAGCAACATATCCAACAGCGGTTCCAATCGCAACGGCACCCCCACCAAAAACAGTTTGATAAATTTTATCACCAACATCAATATTTCCGCTTACTGAAGATGGATTTAATTTTAAAGAATATAATGAAGAAAACTGGTTGTCTGTGAATATTGAAGTAGAACCAAAAGAAATTGGGTTCTTTAAAATTCCAACTTGGGCAAATTTGGTATCAATTGGAAAATCTTTAGATGAATCGTCAAATCTTGCATAAATTAAAACTTTGTCAGTTCCCAATTCAGTATAAATGTCATATCCGTGTCCTTTAGATGGTGGAATGATTGGAATTAATTTTGCAGTTTTTGTTGCACTTGCACTAATTCCACCCAAATCAACCATACCATAAGTGTATCCTCTTCCACCAGAAGACACCTGAACATTTGATAGCTGTCCTAGAGTATCTACATCTAAAACTACCTTTCCACCAGTTCCATCACCAATAATATTGAAAGATTGTCCCAATCCACCAAGATAACCAAGACCAGCAGATTCTAGATAAACTTTTTTAAGTTGATTTTCGTTAATATCTGAATTTCCGTTTTCTCTTACTGCAGTTATTTGAACATCTGTTGAAGATTGCCAACTATTTGGAACTGCAATATATTCTGTAGAATCAAATTTAATAATATCTGATGGTGTAACCGTAAACAAATATTTCCACAAATATCCATCACCACTTTGTCCCGCTGATGATGGTTCTAAATCGGTAAATGTTGGTTCGTCTTGAGAAGCATTTCCACCAGTTGTTATTCCAGATGCACCATTATCGATACAAATATAAACTTTATATTCCGAGTTCATTACATAATAATTTGCATCATAAAGTCTTGCTGATTGAGTTAATGGAGACTGATTAGTGATATTATAATCATGACGATACATTTCATATTTTGTTCCTCTAGACCAATCTATCCTTCTAATAACCCTTCTTACATTGGCACTTGTGATTTTTTTACCAAAAACCATAGTGTCTTGATAATGATGAACTGTATTAAAACTATCGATGGGATCTGGGGTATTTACGTCCCAGTTTGCAGTTCTACCAAAACCAACAGAAGCTGGATTTGGTAGACCTACGAAAACATAATATGAATTATTACTATTTTCAATAGAGTCCACAAAATTGGACGCATTAAGTATCCTAAACTGATCCGTTACAATTGCGGGCATATTATTAGTTTTTTTCTTTATTTATATTACCCAAGATCCTTCTTTAGTGCTCCATTATCTCTAAGTCCATATCCTCTTCTTTGAAGAACTGGGAATGTCGATAATCCTGAATCAACTATCAATCCAGAAACTCCGATTGCAACTGGATTTAATGTAGAACGTGTAATTCCAGATATTCTTCCCCAAGAGAATCTACCAGCAAATCTTCCATTTGTTGTTCCAATTCCAGATATATTTGTAGTTGGAAGAACATTACAAGTGATTTCTGCATTTGTAGAACCAACAGAGGTGTAACTTATGCTACTAATATAGTAAATATTATTCAAGAAAGTAGTTCCTACACCTACAACTGCGTTATTACTATTGTCTATAGATGTTACTCCTTTTCCAACTATTGTATCATAAACATAGATTGGATAACCAGTAGAAAGACCCGATGGGAATGAATATGGAGAAGTTACATTCAAGAAAAACTTCAATGCTAAAGGATTAGATCCAGATCCACTTGTTGTTCCAATACCAGTGATTATTCCAGAGAATCCCTGAATCAATGCAGCACCGCTCATTTTTTCATATACTGGTGCTGGATATGGAACTATTACTCTAGGTGCCGAAGTATATCCAAATCCTGGGAATGTTATAGATGGAGAAGTAATAGATCCATTTGAAATAGAAACAATAGCAAGTGCAGTACTTCCAATACCAACACCAATTGTTTTTGGTCTTGCGATAGAAACGGGGATTGTAGTCCCAGTGTATCCAGTTCCAGAATTAGTTACAGTTAATGCCGAAATAGTTCCAGCTGCAGAAACAGTAGCAGTCATAGCGGCAGAAACTGGATCTGCATTATCACGATACATTATTAAATTAACACTGTTGATAGTTATTGGTAGTAGTGGAGGTAGATATCCACTAGTTTTATCTTCTTCATAATTAAAGAATCTTGCATCGTCTACAAATATTTCTTGATCAAAGATTGATACTGTTTTAATAATTTTTGCTGTTGGATAAACTTGACTTTCTAAAGAATCACGTGATTTAGACACGAATTCTCCATTCAATACTTTATCAATCTTTTGCTTAGTCCAGGAAAATGGTTTGTAATATGATTCGTCAATACCTTCTCCAGTATAAGTTCCAGTCTCAACTTTATCAGATGCTGATAAATCTATAATGATTCTTGGTTCCTGCGTAGTTGTTATTCCTGGAGTAGCTGTGCTAGTAATTCCAACGGCGGTAATTAAAGGATTTTTGAAGAGTTGAACAGTATCTCCTCGCTTAACCGTCTCTTTAATTGTTACCAAAGAACTATCAATATCTCTAGCACCTCTATAGAAAAAGATTGCAATATTATCTTCTGGAAGTGGTGGATATTTAAATCTGAATGATGATCCACCATCAAATTCATAGGTATCGCCGTGAGCTTGAACTATACCATTGACAAAGATTAGTAGAACAGGTCCAAGATCAATTGATGCCGAATCTTGATTATTCGGATCAGTCTCAAAACTTAGAAGTTGACTATTATAATAAAGTGGGAATCTTGTTCTATTTCCATCTTGGAGAGATTTAATAGAGTCAATGTAATCCATTTCGCCAAATTGCCAAGCAGCAAATGAATCAGTAAATGTATCAAGAACCGTAAGTTTAAATTCTTCAATAGGAGCAGATAATCCCCTAGCAGTAACTAATCCAACTGGTTTAAATACATCACCTCTTTGGAATCCATAACCAGATCTTGTAATCTTAAATGACTGAACATCATAAGTTGTAGCAGCAACTCCAGTTCTAGTAATTGGTAAAGTATCAGTTTGAATTGCAAATGTTACAATTCCAACAAATTGAGTGATTGCAGAAGCAACATCTGCACAATATGGAGGACCAGATGGATCAACAATAATAGTATAATCAAAATATTGTGTTAAGGCAGAATACCCACCAATTGTAATCGCCTCATTTCTCATTGCCTGAATTGCCATATCTCTGGCTTGAACAAATGTATAGATTGATTCCGCTTCTTCTCCAGACAGATAATTGTTATCAATGTAAATTTTAGCAGCATCATAAACACGGCTATTTCCACCATATTTTAAGTTATATGCGATACATTCAAGAACGGTAACTACATCTTCAATGCAGTTAGCATTCCCTCCTGGAACAGTAAATGTTGGATATGCCGCCAACATTCTTCCTACAGCAACTTCAGCAATTAACTGTTTGTTTGCCAAAATTAAGTTAGAAGCATCGGCATTTCTACCAGAGATAGGGCTAATATCTGCTAAGCTTGGTCCAACGGTTACATTCATTGCAAGACCAACTCCAGTATCAGTTGTTGCACCAATACTTAATCTTGAAATGCCAATGATTGGAAGATTTTCATATGATGGTGGTGGAACTTGAGCATATGGGTTAGTATAACCACTACCACCATTTTGAATTACAAATCCAGCAATTGAACCACCAGCACCAACTCTTCCAAAAATAACAGCTCCAGATCCAGTAGAGTCTGAAACTCCAATAGAAACAGTTCCAAAATATCCAGAACCAAATACGGTTTCAGATCTAAACCTGAAGGTTGTTGCTATTCCAACTACGTTAGTTGAATTGGAATTAATTGTAATTGATCCAAAACCAACAGATGTGACATAGGTTCCATTAGTTACGACACCAACAGCAAGAACTTGCTGTCCAACTGAAATTGAATTAGTAAGGATTCCAGTAATTCTATTGGTCGTTACTCCAACAATACCAGTTACAGCTACTCCAACAACAAAAGTTGTGCTAAATCCAATAGAAGATATAGATCCACTTGTCAATTTAATCTCAATTGCAGTGCTACCAACTCCAACTAAAGGTGCATAACCTCTACCAAGAGATGATCCAAGAGAGACAATCAAACCCCCTCTAGGTAATTGATTCTGATTTACATCGGACAATGACTTAACGATTTCACCATTTGATGAAGTGATTCCACTAAAGACGACACTAGTAATTCCAAGAACAGCATTATCAGTAACACTAAAATTATTACCAGTATTATTTTTAGTTGAAGGTGTTTGGAAAATACTATTGATGAATAGTATTCCATTTCCACCTGTAGATCCAATACCTGTTGTATTAAATCCATTCAATGTCAAAATATATGTTTGTCCAATTCCAGTAAAAGTCTCTGAAATGTTATCATAAAGGGTGTTAGTAGTATAATCTTTTCTGAGAAAAACTCTTCCAGTAAATGAAGATTTTGGTTGTTCTAAATTACTACTATCTCTAATAGTAACAGCATTTCCTCTAGGTGCTTCGGTAAACCAAATTTTGTTTCCTACAATATTATAAGATCCCCTATAAAGGTTTATGGGAGTATCATTGACATGAATTGTTGCTGCTGTTCCAGCATATCCTCTTTGCGTCTCAAGAACATAGTATGTTCCTAACCCAATAATTGGTGATCCACTAGTTGTTCCTAAACCAACAGAAATTACTTTGACAAATTCATCATCAATCTTAAGTAAATCTCCAGGTTTCATTGAAGAAATACCACTTACAGAGAATAATGTATTTCCAGCACCAATACCATATCCTGCTGGACTAATCACAATATTTGTATTATATTTTAAATTGTAATTCAATAATGAATAACTTATCGGAGCTTGAACAACGCTGTCTACTGTTAGTAATGATCTCTCAAGTTTTTTAGTCATTTCTAACTTGTGAGAATTTCCCGCTCCAAATGATGTAAATGTTACATAAATTCCAGCTTCAGCATATTGTTTTGTTGTTGCTAATTTAAAGTTACTATTATCCAACTTAATTGGATAAACTCTAGGTGGTAAGAAGTTAGTTACTACGCCAGTATAACTTAGTGTTGCACCAATACCAACTGCTGTTACTCCTGTTCCAAGGAAAGTTGATGATGGTTTATAAATCAACTCTTCACCTGTCTGGAAGAAATGATCTGGTATTGTAATTGTTCCTGTAACTGGATTTAATTGAACAGGATTTGATGGATTGAATGATTTTTCAAAAATTGGTATTCCTTGATAATTTGCATCAAAGTCTAACTTATTAATTCTTCTAGCATTTAATCCATTATATGGTGTTAAAGTAAAATCTTCTTGTGCGGTTCCATAGTTTAAACCAGGTGGTTCATTCAAATAATCTGCATCAAGATAAAATACCTCTGCAAATGATTTTATTTCAACTACACCACTTCCTAAATGAGAGCTTGGATAGAAAATTAAATCATTATTTGTTATTGTAGTTTGTGCCCCAAAAGTTCCTATTCCACTAGTAGATCCGATAGAAAGAATTGGGTATTGTGTTAGGTAGGTATCATCTCCATTACTTAGATATAATAATTGATGAAGTTCACTACTTGACCCAATACTTAACTGAACTTTTGCCTTAAATGCAGCAATTTCAGTTTTCGTGTATGTAATGATTGTTGTTCCAACACCAACTACACTATTTGCCCTTACTCTAGAATATTTTGATTCATATTTTGCACTTCTTTCTAAACCATCAAGTTGACCAGGAACTTGGAATCTAAATGTCCCTATTCCAATAGAAGTTGTTCCAAATCCAACAAATTTACTATTTACAAGAACAGTATTTGAAGTATCATTGTTAAATGTCAGTGAAAGAACACCAGAAGATACTGAAGATCCAAAAGATCCAATATAATTACTAGAATAATTATTAGTCAGTGAACTAGTATCATAAAAATACTGAGACATATAAGTGTCTTGCCCATCATATATTGCATACATTTCAACAAAATCCATGTAATTTGTTACAGTATCTAATACTTGAACTGTTCCATGGAATGCTCTATAGTTTTCTGTAGTTGCTATTGATACTAATGATGTTGTTATTCCAGGTGAAACATACTTAGAGGCACCTGTCAATTTAATAAATCCAACATTTGTGCTTCCTACTCCAACTGCCGCTCCAGGGAATCCACTCTTAATACACTTAATGTCATAATCTTCATTATATGGATCTAAAGGATCAAATCTTAAACTAATTGTTAGTAAACTTTCTTCAATATAACCATCAATATCAGCAACTCTAATAATATTATCATTTACTACTGCTCTTTGTAGAGTAAACACATTATAATCATTATCTACAAGAACAACCAAATCTTCTATTTGGAATCTACTTTTTGAAGTATTTGCAATCTGAATTAAAAATGTGCTGAAATTATCTGGTAGTTGATAGGTTGTTAAGTCAGCATATCCAACAGCAGGTGCATCATTATTTGTGAATTGATTTGCAATATCATCTAATTGTAAGACTCTGTTGGTATTACATTGAATATAACTTGATAATTTTTTATTTTTTAATTTAATAAATTTAGACTTACCATTTATTGTATTAACATCCAACCCAAAATCAAGATTATTAATAGTATCAACTCTATTTTCATTCAAAATATCGTATATAATTGTTGTTCCATCTGTTGACCCTATACCACTTCTAGCAGATGAAATAACTTCAGTATCTGCAAAATTCTTTAATCCTGTAGTGTGAACTAGTGAATTAATTGCAGTAATTGACTTTTCATAACTAATTGGACTTTTAACAGTATATGAAAGATTCTGATAATAGTCATTATCTGATAAAACTTGACTATCATCATCTAAAACACCTACTTTATCATTCCAAGAATAATTATTTCTCGTAGAATAGTCTGTCTCAAATCTTCCAAATCTATCGTCAACTTTTGTTATTGATGCAGTAGATCCAGATACAAGACCTCTAACTCTTTCCCCAACAGAAAGTTGATAACTTCCTATAAATTTCAAAGTAATTAAATCATATTCTGTTACGAACAAATCTCTGGTGATATATCCAGATCCCATATTCGTTTCTATCTGCTCACCTAATACAAAATCTGCCTCATCTTGAACAACATCAAATGTTGGGTAATCTACTTTTTTAACAATAGCTGCAAATGAGTCTTGAACAGTTTTAGCAACACCTGGATTTGATGTTAATGTTGATAAGTCAAATTCTACTTTTGCTGGAATAGTATTTTGATAATCCGATACAGTAAAGAATTTGTATTCATAATCAGAAGAATTGAATCCTGTTCCAGAAGTTCCATCTTTTTGAATTCCTTCAACAAAAATTTCATCACCAACCTTAAGAACATCTGTTCCAAATCCAAGAACTGGAGTGGTGAGATAGCACGTAACAATTCCAGATTGTGAACTTTCCATAGTGTAGATAGTTACACCATTTGAATTGTTTACTGCATAAACTCTACAATTTTCTGCAGGTAATCCTTGTGGACTCTTAATAATATTAACTTTAGTAATTCCACTTGAAGATAAAACTGGTTCTAATAAATAATCTTCTGCTAAAGACTTTGTTTCTGGATTAAAGACAACTAAAGATGGTTTAGATGTATAATTATTTCCACCATAAGATGGTCTGACGCTGGTTATTTTATTTGATGATTTTATAAAGACAACAGAAGCAACTTCTGCCGTTGGTCTTAAAGTTTTATCGCAAGAATATTCAAATCCTTCATTTACAATTTTAACATCTTTTACCCTACCAACCGTTTCTGATTTTGGAATAATATAAGCACCTGTTCCATTATCACTGGTAATACTAATTACCTTTGGTAATTTATCATAATTTAATCCTCTAGAAATAACTTTTAATTTACTAATTCCACCAGATTCTGTATCTGAAGTTGTTGTGTATGTGAGTGATTTGCAATCAGTATTTAAATATTCAAGTCTTTCTGGAGATTTAGTTAATAAAATAGTAAAGGTAGTAGATCCAACACCAGAAACTGGTTTTACTCCCTTGTATAAACTATCGACAAAAGTTATCTGAGAATTATATGCAACATCTTTATCTGAAGTGCTAATAAATCCACCTTTTTCCAATCCATAATAAAGAATTGATGGCATACCTTCAAAGTATGACAATGTTACTGAAGCATTAGTGCTTATACCAATGCTCCCAACACCAGTTACAGAAAATGCTCCAGTGTTTCCAATTGATACAAATTCATTTTTAAAATTCTCATCTGTGAAGAACTTTAGATTATATCCAGATAATGAAGAGTCTGAAAGATTAAATTTGAGATTATTGTTTTTGGTTACAAAAATTCTTGGATTTATCAGTGAAATTTCTTGTGAAGATCCTCCAGTTCCTGCAATACTAACAGTTGTGGGTGGAACAACTGTAGAGTCTACGAGAGTTTGGCATAGAGATATATTATTATCATCTACTTTATAGACATAATATGATCCAGTAGAAAGTCCACTAGCAACTAAATTTGCTCTATATAAAATTTTATCCCCTGTCTCAAATCCATGAGATTTTAAACTAATAGTATTAGTTGAACTATTAACATTATAAGATGTAAATCCAATAGGATTAATTAAAAGAACTTCATTAGAACTGTCATATTTTGCATATAAAGATCCAGATGTTCCAATACCAACTGTTATGTTTGGAATGACCTCTAAATCAATTTTGTCACCTATTTTGAGATCATGTGTTGTTGAAATTGAAACAGTTGCTCCAACTTTTTGGACTTGACCTAAAGTTTGTGGATATAGGGATTGTATGGAATAATCAAATCTATCTGTTCCACCATCTACAATGAAAAATAGTGGATCAGAACTTCTTGTAGTTTTAATACCAATTGCGTTTTTACTTCTATTTGAAATATAAACTACTTGAGAATCAAAGTTTGGTAAGAAGAAAGTTCCACCAACACCTGTTACCGATGCTTTAAGTGCTGTTGCACCAATTCCTGGTGGTTTACTCAATAAGACCTCTTGATTATCAACAAAAGGATGTCCTTGATCAAAGAAGATGGTTCTTGTCTCAACTGTTCTTATTAGGGGAGAAGTTTGTGTTGTTCCTATGCCAACATAATTTAAACCATCAAAAGTATACCTTACAGTTGTTCCAACACCAACTAAAGTTCCTAATCCAACTGTTTCTACTGGATTAAAGAAAACTTGTTTATTAAGACTAGAATCAAATGAACTACCATTTATGGAAATAGTAAATGACTGTGGTAGATATTCAACGTCTGTAGTAGATGTGTGTGCTAGTCCAGAAGTGCTTCTTAAGACTCTTAAAGATCCTCTTCCACGAAGAATATCTCTAATTCCAAAAATTTCTCCAGAAATTTTAATGCTACTGCCTATTGAAACTTCTGTAGGAATATTTGATACATAGATATCTGTCACAATTCCAGCAACACTATTAGTTGGAACTTGTTTAGTTAACGAAGTTTTATAAGAGGTAACGCCAATTGTATAGTTGCCATTAATATAACTTAAACTAGTTGAAATACCAGTAATAGTTACCAAATCTTGATCTAATAATTCATGATAAGGTAAAATCGAAACTTTTACAGTCTGTCCATCTTCCCAAGTAAAGACTGCGTTGTCATATGTTTCAACAGTTGTAGTTATTTTTGAAATATTTTTTCCTTTGACACTATAAACTTCCGCATTTAGACCAGAACCAGTTGTATCTTCACTAAAATTGAGAACATCTCCTACTTTATATTTTGATCCAGAATCTAAAATTGTAAAATCTTGAATGATACCTTTTTCAATAGAATCAACGATTGTTTTTTGATTTACTATTTCTGCAGATTCAATAATAAAATCATTGTCTGCATGCTCATCATTTACTTTATATGGAAGTGTATTTCTAATCAGATCTGAGTTATTAAAATCAAAACTTTGATCTAAAATTTTATTATCAGCAATAAAAGCATTTCTAAACTTATTCCCTATGAAATATGGGAATTTTGGTTGTAAAGATGCTCCACTTGTAGTAATTCCAGCAAAATATGCGTAAGTTCCATTTGGAAACTCTGGGGTTTTGCAAAATCTTCCATTGGAAATATCAAGATCACCTGTATTTGTAAAAATATAATCTTCAATGAAAAATCCTGATGGGAAATCAGTTGGTCTATTAAAAACGGCATCGGGATTTAATGTATATCCAGATGTTAATAGTTTTGTTATTCCTGTTCCATCTTCATTTTTTGGGTCTCTATATCCATATCCACCATAAATTGGATTCCCATCATAAGCCCATCCAATCAAAGGTGAATGAACTCCAGTCAAATTACTATTATCATCAAATGTAGATCTCACAGATCCAAAATATCCACTGACACAATACTGAAGAGATTCATCGCCAAGTAATATTTCATCTCCAAATCTATAATTATTGTTCAATGTTAGTGGTCTGATTCCAACATCTACAAAAGCATTTTTACCAGCACTTCTTACTTTAATAAAAGTATTATCTTGACTATATCCAACTCCACCATTTATAACTACAACATCTACAACTTTGTTATCTCTTCGTACTGCTCTTAAAATAGCTCCACTTCCATCACCAGTAACTTCTAAATCTGGATCAGAATAATAGTTTTTTCCTCTATATTGAACTTGAACAGAATATATTGAACCATTAAGAATGATTGGTTTTAATTCTGCACCTTCACCAGCATCAATTGAAACAGTTGGTTTTTTGTGTAGATTTAAAATAGAAGATCCATAATTTGTTCCTTTTTCATATAGATATGCATCAATAATCGATCCTCTTACAATTGGAGTTGCTGTGATGATTCCTATAGGGGCACTATTAATACCAACAGAATATCGAATATCTAAATTAATTTCTGGATATGAAAAATATTGATATCCAGATCCTTTAGATTGAAATTTAACATAATTTTTTCTTTGATAGTCACTTAAATTGGTTCCACCCATTCCAGCATTAACTAATCGGAATGAATTGGAATCTTTTATTAATACTTTATAGTAAGTTGATGTACTTAAACCTATTATAGGTGAGGATTCATAATTATATTTTATGAGTTCACCTTCAGAAAATCCATGATTTACAAAATTAATTGTATGGTTTGTTGTTAAAATTCCCGCTGGATTTACAATTAACTTTCTATTGGTATATCCAGATCCACCATTTACTACTTTAATGGATGTTAAAGTATTTTTAGTGCTTATTGTTCTGAAAAAATGAGTTCCATTTGTATTAATTGTTGTAAATCCTACTGTATTAATACCAGAATTATACTCTACTAGTGATGGGAATATTCTAATTGTTTTGCTATTTACTACCTGTGCATAATATGACTTTTGTTCTTGCAAATAATTTCCAGTGTT